TGCTTGTACACCAATTGGTGTTTTTCTTGGTTGTGCTTACACCGACCCTTCTACAGGGCAATTCACGCCCAATCAAATGTACAATGCTAATTTAGCAAGTGACGATATTGTGGCTTATGTTGCTAGTGACCCTTTTATACTAATGCAAATGCAATGTGATGGTTCTGCTACTCTAGATGATCTAGGGAAGAACTGTAATGTTACACAAACTGCAGGAAGTACAGCTATTGGTACTAGCAAAAATACGGTTGATATATCAACGGCAGCAGTAACTGCAACACTACCTTTAAAGATAGTCGATTTTATCGATGGTCCTGATAGTGCTGTAGGCGATAGCCACACTGATGTATTAGTAATGTTTAATGTCGGACATCAGTTGTTAAACACAACTGGTATAGGTTAAGGAGTAAATTATGGCAGCTATTTCAAGAGCTAATGAGTTAAAACAACTCTTACCTGGACTAAACGCACTATTCGGTGAAGAATATAATCGTTATGAAAACGAGCACGAAGAAATCTATGTAACTGAAAATTCTGAAAGAAGTTTTGAAGAAGAATTAAAGTTATCTGGTTTTGGAGCCGCTCCAGTAAAAGATGAAGGATCAGCTATCACATATGATACTGCTCAAGAATCTTATGTCGCAAGATATACACATGAAACTATTGGTTTAGGATTCAGTATTACAGAGGAGGCAATGGAAGATAATCTTTATGTGTCTGTTTCTGCTAGATACACTAAAGCTTTAGCTCGTGCGATGTCTTATACAAAACAAGTAAAATCAGCATTTCCACTTAATAATGGTTTTGGTAGTTTTACTGGAGGAGACGCTGTGTCATTATTTAATACAGCTCACCCCCTTGTAAACGGCGGTACAAATAGTAATAGACCTTCTGTTGCTGCAGATTTAAATGAAACATCTCTAGAAGATGCAATCATTCAAATAGGCAAGTGGACAGACGAAAGGGGACTTAAAATTGCAGCAAAAGCTAGAAAGCTTATAATTCCATCAGACTTACAGTTTGTAGCAACTAGATTGTTACAGAGTGATTATAAAGTTGGAACTGCTGACAATGACATAAATGCGGTCAAAACTAATGGAGTAATTCCAGAAGGCTATTCAGTTAATCATTATTTAACTGATACTAATGCGTTCTTTATTACTACTGATGTTCCTGACGGAATGAAGCATTTTGTTAGAGCACCTATGACTACTACTATGGACGGAGACTTTGATACTGGTAATGTTAGATATAAGGCGAGAGAAAGATATTCTTTCGGTGTATCTGATCCACTCGGTATCTTCGGATCACCAGGTAGTTCGTAAGAACTTTAAAGGGGAGCATACGCTCCCCTTTTTTATGTTATATTATAAATCTAGGTATTTTTATTAATCAATTTATCAACTGCCCTAGCAGACTTTGCCAAGATGATAAATTATTTCTTTCAGGAGAAAAGCATGGCTAACACAACATTTAATGGACCAGTTAGGTCCGAAAACGGATTTGAAGTAATTACAATAGATTCATCAACAGGTGCAGTTACGACTGTCGTTGATTTTGATTCTACTGGTAATGCTCAAATTAATGGATCAGTAGATATAGATAATGATCTAACAGTAGATGACCAACTTTTAGTTAAAGATGGTTCTCATTTAAAATACACATCAACTACAGGATTTGGACCAGCAGACTTAATCGTTGGTAAAGGTGGCTCATTAATAGCTACAGCAAACCCTTATGCAGAAGATACAACAGCAGCATTTGATTTAGGTGCAAAACTAATTTACGGTAACAATGTTTATCGTTATGTAGGCATTGGTGGTTCAGCAGTAACAGCAGGTAAGTTATTACAACAACCAGCAGTAGTTTCTGACCATGCAAATATGTCTGCAACAGCAGTAGTAGCAGTAGGTGAGACAGCTATCTCTGTAGAAACAGGCGGTACTGACATTACTCTAAACCAATATGCAAATGGTTACCTTTGGGTAAACGATGTAAATGGTGAAGGACAAATGCTTAGAGTTAAATCTAATCCAGCACATGACCATTCAGCAGACCCTTCAATAATAATTACTTGTTACGATGCTTTAGCAACTGCTTTAACAACTAACTCACAGCTAACATTATTAGCTGACCCAAGTAATGACCTAATAGTTGCACCAGCAACAGAAACAGGTGCTTTAATGGGTGCTACAGTAAGAGATATGGCAGCAAACAAGTTTGGTTGGGCTGTTATTAAAGGACCAGCAGCTTTATTAACTGTAGGAACAGTAGTTGCAGGTAATGCAGCAGTTCGTTCAGGTGGTACAGCAGGTGGCGTAGCTCCAGCAACAGACAATGTGTTGATGGAAGTTGGTGACGTAATGGCTGTATCAGCAAATACAGAATACTCACTAATTAACTTAAACCTTAGTTAAGGAGTAAATTATGGGTATTTCAGATGTACAAGCAGTAACTATTACTGCCGACACAGTAGCCTTAGATGCCGATGGAATATCAGTAGCAACATCAGTTGGAAATAACGCAGCACTTGTAATAGGTGGTGCGTTAGCTTCAGGTGGTGCAGTTGCACTCAGTCATGGAAGGATTGTAACGATTCTTTCTGCTGGTAATGATGCAGCTAAATCATTCACTGTTGTAGGTACTGATATTAATGGAGACTCTCAAACAGAATCCATTACAGGTGCTAATGCAGGTACAGCTACTGGAGCTGTGTTCTTTTTAAGTATTGCTTCAATAACTGCTGTGGGCAACCCAGCAGGTAATGTCTCAGCAGGAGTTAATGCTTCAGCAGCAGATGTTATTTTTTCAGGCAGAAGCAGACTAAAGGGCATTTACTTAACTAGTACAGCTACGGCAGGTACTGTAGATTTCCTAAATACCTCTCCTAGTGGAACAAGTATTATGGGATTAAGTTCTGTTGGTGATGCCGATGCTACTAGAGATGTGGTTATACCCGAAGAAGGTGTTTTATTTACTGATGGTATTTTTATTGAATACACAGTATCAACATTCTTAACCATGACAGTGTTTCATGCGTAATGGTTGTAAAAAAGAAAGCCATACCGAAAACAACAGGTAAAGGCGGAAATTACCGTTCCACTAAAAGTGGAGCGGGAATGACTAAAAAAGGAGTTGCTGCGTATAAACGCAAGAACCCCGGTAGTAAGTTACAAACAGCAGTAACAGGTAAGGTAAAGAAAGGTAGCAAGGCAGCAAACAGACGAAAGTCTTATTGTGCAAGGTCTTTAGGACAACTAAAGAAAAGCTCTGCTAAAACTAGAAATGACCCTAATTCAAGAATTAGGCAAGCAAGAAAAAGGTGGAAATGCTAATGGCTAAAAAAGGATTGTACGCAAATATAAACGCTAGAAAAAAGAAAGGAATCAGTAGACCTAAAAGCAAATCTACTATTACTGCTAAAGCATTTAAAAACATGAAAGCAGGATTTCCCAAAAAGAAAAAGTGATTAGCCAAGAGTTAATTAAAGAAGAAATAAGAGATTGGTCAAAAGAAGTTTTAGAAACTGAAGAACCAGTTTGTCCTTTTGCCAAGAAAACTTGGGAAGCAGAAAGGGTAGACATTGTCTTATCAAACTGTATTTATTGGGAGGACCTAATAGATATTGGTAAAGACTTCCCCAAAGACAAACACGTTGTAATATATTGTGATACAAACATGGACATGGATATGTTTCATTTTGACAGTAGAATATCTATGTTAAATAGTTTTCTTAATCCATTAGACTTATGGGTTATGGGTTATCATCAGGACCATGAAGAGAAAGAAGTAGTAGCACAAGAACATTTTGAGCCACACTTTGAAGAAAGCTACAACATGTTGTTTATGCAAAGATTAGATGAATTAAATAAAGCATCTGAAAGATTGGAAAAAATAGGGTATTATAATAATTGGAATCAAGAAGATTTCCAAAAAATTCTAAATAGAAGGAGTAAATGATGGCAAAATCATTAAAAGGTTTAAAAAAATTAGTAGGTAGTTTGTCTAGTTCAGACAAGTCAGAAATTGCAAAATCAATGAAAAACAGCAAGGCTATGAAAATGGCAGGCGGTGGAGCTGTACCAAAATCAGGCATTGTAAAATTGTCTATGGGTGGCGGAGCTAAGTCAGGCGTTATGAAAAGAAAT